CAGGTGCTATCGTTATGAAGAAAGCACTATGTCTACTTGACGAGTACGCAACGCTGTGGGGTCTGGACTACAAGTTTGTAGGCAACATCCATGATGAGATACAGACAGAGGTTAAAGAGAGCGAGGTAGATACATTTGGTAGGCTTGCTGTTTCCTGTATGGAAGCGGCAGGTCAACACTTTAACCTTAACTGCCCACTTGCGGGCGAATATCAGATAGGAGATAACTGGAGTGAAACCCACTAAACAAGATAGGAAGAAGTTTGACCTTGACTTACAGTACGGAGAAGTCAGGGAGGACAGGGTAGCGGAGATGCTACAGGACAAGAAGATTGAGGTTAAATCAGAGAAGGACTTATGGCAGAAGACAGGCAACATCTGCATTGAGTATGAGTCGTGGGGCAAGCCGTCAGGCATTGAGGCTACTGAGTCAGACTACTGGTTTCATAACCTCTGCATAGGTGACGATGAGTATTGTACCTTAGTATTCAAAACACCTGTACTGAAGAAGATTGTTAATAAGTTAGATACGTTCAGGAGTGTATCAGGAGGAGACCATAACGCTAGCCGTATGCACTTGGTCAACCTACGTAAGCTATTCTCAACCGATGTCATTAAGGCATTCAAGGATATAGAAGATGAGTAAGACAATACACACACTAGTCAACGATATATACCGACTGATGGAGACAAAAGAGGCAGAAGAATCTGTTGATGTAGAAGCAGAGATTGAGAAGTTTGGCGAGAACATGAAGTCTCTTATGCGTACAGAGTTTGGACGTACTCGTATTAGAGATAGCCGAACACTACGCCTGTCAAACATTGGTCGTGACGATAGGGTCTTATGGAATGTTGTCAATGGTACTGAGAAGGAAGCTATACAACCTGCTACTTACATTAAGTTTATGTACGGTCACTTGATAGAAGAGATGTTATTGTTCTTGACACGCATGGCAGGACATTCCGTAACTGATGAGCAGAAGGTATGTGAAGTAGAAGGCATCAAAGGTCACATGGACTGTAAGATTGACGGCATTGTTATTGATGTTAAGTCAGCCAGTTCCTTCGGGTTCAAGAAGTTCAAGGACGGTACACTGGCTATGGACGATGCCTTTGGTTATGTTGACCAGATTAAAGCATACGCCCACGCCTGTGGTGAGACTGAGTTCGGTTGGTTAGCTATGGACAAAGCCAATGGTCATCTCGCGGTACTTAAGTACGACCTAGAGGATACCCAAGCCCCTATATATCCGTATATTAAGGGGGACATTACAGAGCGCATACGCCACGTAAAAAAGCTAGTAGGCTTGTCCGAGCCAGAAACCTTTTGTACCGACTCTGTACCAGACGGAAAATCTGGGAATATAAAATTGGGTATAAAATGCTCGTACTGTCAATACAAAAAGCATTGCTACCCAGAGGTAAGAAAGTTTGCCTACTCGTATGGTCCAAAGTTCTTGATAAATGTAGAGTACGAACCCAACGTACAGGAGGTCGAAATTGAGCAAGAAAAGCGGTAAGTTTCGGTCAGCGTTAGAGAAGGAGTTTTCTAAGGAGGTAAAGCGTAAGGGATTTAAGTATGAACCTTACGGCATACCTTACACAGTACATAGAACTTATATGCCAGACTTTGTACACGAAGAAAAGAAAGTAATGGTGGAAGTAAAAGGTTTCTTTCGTGTAGGAGATACCTTGAAATATAAGTCAATACGTGATACAATATTAGAAGATGGTTGGGAATTAATATTTTTACTATCTAACGAACACAAGAAGGTACGTAAGGGCGGTAAGATTACAATGGGTCAGTGGTGTGATAAAGAAGGCATGAAGCACTACACACTCAGCACCGCACAGGAACTTGTTAAATATGTTGAAAGGAAAGAATAATGTCACACACATTGGAGGAACTCAAGGAAGCAGTAGCAAGGGACTACGACGCGGTGTTGGTAGTTGAGGCTTTAGACATCTCAGTTGAGGACTTGCTAGAGGCTTTTGAAGATAGATTAATTAGGAACAGAGATTTATTTACGGAGGATGATGATGAGCATTAATGATGCAACACCCGCTGACTGGGATGCGCTCAGGAACAAACACCCTGCACTTATTAAGAAGTATGAAGAGTTTGTAGCGAACAACCCTGACGAACCTACCGAAGATGTTGTCAACCACCCTAGTCATTACAACTACGGTAACATTGAATGTATTGAAGCCATTGAAGAATCAATGACACCAGAAGCATACAGAGGTTATCTTAAAGGTAATACGCTTAAGTACTTATGGCGTTACGAGCGTAAAGATAAAGCACTACAGGACTTAGAGAAAGCACAGTGGTACTTGAACAGATTAATAGAAGAGGTAGGGAGATGAAAGGCAAGACACATGGAGGTAAGGGTTCTAGTCAACGCCCCACTAACTACCTTAAATACGCAGACAACTATGACGCTATCTTTAGCAAGAAGAAGTCTAAAGATAAACCAAAGAAAAAGGAAGAGGATAAAAAATGAATCAGTACCAACAGTTTATACACAAGTCCCGTTACGCACGTTGGCTACCTGAGGAAGGTAGACGCGAGACATGGGCAGAAACAGTACAGCGTTACGTAGACTTCTGGGATGGTCGTGGTCAGATAAGCAAGGCTGAAGGTAAGAAAATGTATACTGCAATATATAATCTTGATGTAATGCCCAGTATGCGTTGTATGATGACAGCAGGTGAAGCGTTAGACAAGGACAATGTAGCAGGGTTTAATTGTAGTTATCTACACATTGACTCACCACGTAGCTTTGATGAACTTATGTACGTACTTATGTGTGGTACTGGCGTAGGGTTTAGTGTTGAACGCAACTTCATTACCAAGCTACCAGTTATCGCTGAGTCATTCCATGAGACTGACAGCACCATTGTAGTGGCTGACAGCAAGATTGGATGGGCTAGTGCATTCCGTGAGTTGATTGCTATGCTGTACGCAGGTAAGATACCTAAGTGGGACATGAGTAAGGTACGTCCATCAGGTGCTAGACTTAAGACCTTTGGTGGTCGTGCTAGTGGCGCAGAGCCTCTTGAGGATTTGTTTAACTTCTGTGTAGGTATATTCCAGAAGGCATCAGGACGCAAGCTAACGAGCATTGAGTGTCACGATGTTGTATGTAAGATTGCAGACATTGTAGTTGTCGGTGGTGTACGTAGGTCAGCATTGATTAGCCTGTCAAACCTATCAGACCCGCGTATGGCTAAGGCTAAGTCTGGTCAGTGGTGGATGGATGAAGGTCAACGTAGACTGGCTAACAACAGCGTAGCGTACACAGAGAAGCCAGACTTTGAGTCATTCCTTACTGAGATGCACACCATGTATGACAGTAAGGCAGGTGAACGTGGTATCTTTAGTCGTGTGGCGGCACAGAAGATAGCCGCTAAGAACGGACGTAGAGACCCTGAGCAGGACTTTGGAACTAACCCTTGCTCTGAGATTATCCTACGCAGTAATCAGTTCTGTAACCTATCTGAGGTCGTTATACGTGCAGATGATGACCTTGTTAGTCTTAAAAAGAAAGTTGAAGTAGCTTCCATCATCGGAACTCTACAGGCTACCTTGACTGACTTCCGTTACCTACGCAATGTATGGAAAAGAAACACAGAAGAAGAAGCACTATTAGGTGTCAGTTTAACTGGTATATGTGACCACTATCTACTAGGTAAAGATTCACCAGACCTAGATAAGTGGTTAGAGGAGATGAAGGATGTTGCAATTAAAACTAATAAAGAATGGGCTGACAAACTTGGCATTGCTCAGTCTGCGGCTATTACTTGTGTTAAGCCAAGCGGTACTGTGTCTCAGCTTGTTGATTCTGCTAGTGGCATACATCCCCGTTTTTCTAAACATTACATTCGTAGAGTACGTTCAGACAAGAAAGACCCGCTTGCTCAGTACATGACAGCCGCAGGTTTCCCTGTGGAAGATGACGTAATGAGTAAGTCTTCATTGGTCTTTGGCTTTCCAATCAAGTCACCTGAGAGTAGTACCACAGTAAAGCAGGTGGGTGCTATGGAACAGCTAAGAGTTTGGAAGAAGTATCAAGACCACTGGTGTGAGCATAAGCCAAGTATCACTGTTTATTATACAGATAGTGAGTTCCTGCAAATAGCACAGTGGATATGGGATAACTTTGATTCCGTCAGTGGTATTAGTTTGTTGCCTGTTAGTGACCATGTTTATCAGCAAGCCCCTTATGAGGACATAACCGCTGAGAAGTATGAGGAGTTACTATCGGCTATGCCAGTTGATATTAAATGGGAAGACCTAGAACACTTTGAGAAGGAAGACAACACTACAGGTTCTCAGGAACTAGCGTGTGTCGGAGGAGCGTGTGAAATAGCATAGGTAAAACTAAGGGGGCGCAATGCCCCCTTTTGTTATTCATCGTCTCTTAAAGCCGCACCTGTCAGTAATCCACCCGTACCTAAAGTCCCTCCTAGCTTCAATTTAGCGTTCCTAGCCCTAGCCTTGTCAGCCGCAGTAACGGCAGGTTTATAAGTACTTAAAGCCCTTAGAGTGTAATTCAAGTCGCTCTCACCTTTATCTGGCTTAATCCCCGTTAGTTTTTCTGTATCAGACAAAGCCTCATTAACATTTGCCTGTGTTGCTCTACTCTTTATTTGAGATTTCTTGTAACCGCCTTTGGGTTTAATAGACGAAACAATTATAGGTTCGGCTGTTATCAGCCCCTTACCACCCACAGGGTTTACACCCATAATGTCGTGACCATCACTTATCATAGTGTACATCTTTTCAGAATTAGGGTCAACGACAACAAAAGCGTTCATGCCTCCTAGTTCTTTCTGTCTCGATGTAAACGCTTGCTGTGTTACAAGATAACCGTCTGGTTGCTGTATGTCGCCTACGTTACGGGAACTAACTACATTACCTGCTTCATCCTTTACTTTAGAAAGTTTAATTATACGCTTATCTAAAAGATTGTTAAAGGTATCTAGCGTTTTCTTTAGCTGTTTATCTTTATCAGTAAAGGGTTTGCCCGATGCTTGCTTTGCTCTTGCCGCTAAAAGTTTAGATACGACCTGAGCGGGCTG